GAGTAGATAATATTGACACTGAGGGTAACATTGATAGTATTGATTTACTTGAATTGTCTTTAACATCTACACCCGCCGACCCTAAGGCAACTGCAGAAATTGTTAAACAAGCAATTGAGAAAGAAGAGGACGATAACATGGACGAAGAACCTAAGGCACAACCGGCTGATGATAAAGAAGCCCCAACATTACAAGACGTGCTAGACGCCATTGCTGACTTGAAAAAGGACTTTGATGACGCTAAACCAAAAGATGATAAGCCAGAGGACGATAAAGCACCGGCTGATGATAAGGACGCCGAAGTACAATCTTTGAAAGACAAGGTTGCTATGTTAGAGTCATTCATGCCAGCCGTTGATCGTCGTAGCTTGTCATTAAAAGAAGAAATGGCATTTGACCGCTTGCACTATTAATAACACTATGATATAATAAACGTATCATGAAAAATAAAGGAGACCTATAATATGGGAATTGAATTTTTAAGCACATCTAAGGCGGTTGAATTGTACGCCAAATTAGCTATTGAAACACAAGGAAACGTTCAGGAATTTGGTCGCAAGTGGAAGGATATTGTTTCAGAACGCTCAGAACAAGCCATTACACAGGACGTTAACGAAGACGATATTTTACCAAAGAAGATTATTGGTGCTATTGAAGACACATTGCGTACCGACCGTGTTTTCTCACAATTCTCACCAGTATTCAACATCGAACCCGGATCATTAATTATTGACCCTAATGAAAATGCTGACGGCGCATGGGGACATAAGCTCAATGCTGAAAAGAAAGTCCAAACATTGGCTTTGCAATCACGTGACATCTTCCCTAAGGCTATTTATAAGTTGCAACGTTTAGACCACATGACTTACTTAAAGGGTGGAGCATTGGTTTCTTACGTACTTGAAGAATTACCTAAGTATGTTTTGCAACGTATTTCACAAGCTATCTTGGTTGGTGGTGTTAAGAACGAAGACGGAACAGACTTCACGGCCATTCGTCCTATCATCGGTGACTCATTGGCAATTAAGACTGAATTGGCTACTGATTATGATGGACAAGCTCTGAAAGAACGTTTGATTGAAGACATCGCCTCACTTGACGCTGATAACCCAACAGTATTCATCTCACCAGCGGCATGGGCTAAGTTGGCTTTGACTGGTGACGCATGGTCTGTTGCAATGTTTACTGGTAACTTAGACTTGGGTGGAAAGCTTGTTCGTACTACTCGCTTACCTGAAAATAACCCAATTGTTATCGTAGACACTGACTCATATTTGATTGGTTTCTCTGGTTCTGGTATCGAAACATTGTCATCATTCGTAATCAACACTAACTCTCAAGTAATCGAAAGTCGTGCGTATGTTGCTGGCTCATTGAAAGCTCCGAATAAGGCTATCTATACTGAAGTTACTGCTTCACCGGCTGGTTAATATTAAGGCTCTCTAGACGAGGGCTTTTTTTTATGGTATAATTTGTTGATAGGAGGTGACACAATGATATTCGATTATAAAGAGATTTTACAGTTAGACGATGAGAGTTATAGCGCTTGGACTGCTCATTTAGAGATGTTGGAAAAACAAGCACTCACACAAGCCGAATTAATAAACCCAAATGTGCAAAAGGACGCTTCAAACAACACCCTCGGCTCATATTGTCAAGAGTTTGTATTTATGGCGGAGTATGGTAGTGATTTGAGCGCAAGTATGTATAAATGGCATACGTCTAACATTGCTACATTAGAGGAGGCGATTAGATATGCTGGGTAAAATGAGAGTTTTTAAGTTAGAAAAAAAGAACTCTACTGATGTGCCACCTAGAACAGTGAAAGGGTATCTATATAATCCTAGCACAAAACAGAAGGCGTGGTACCAATTCCAGAATAACGTACGGCTAATGGGTACTATTGAATTTTCTGGTAATATTGACGACTTTATTAACTTTGACAGCGTGACGATTAGTAATGGTAAAAAGTATCGTTTGAGTAATGTTTCACAAAAGACATTCGGACGAGTAAAAGGGGAGGTAATCATTTAATGGCAGATTTTAAAGACAAGCTAAAACCATACTATGATGAACTATCACCTCTATTTACTGAACTCGAATGGTATGCTGGCGAAAACGAAATGCAAACGATTGATGATAAAATGGCGGTATTAACTTATACTCATGAAAAAGGGTTGGCAGACGCTAAACCTCATTTTTGGCGAGTAACGTTAGCGCTTTACATCAACAACTCAATGAACGTTACGGAAGAATTAGCTGAGTTGGGTTATGAACAGGTTGCAGAAGTTGAGAGAGACGACCACTTAAATGAGATGACGGCATTCAATAGGCAGGTGTTAATATTATGAGTGCTAAAAAAATAGATATATCAGATTTAACTAAATTACCACCACGGCTTATGACTGCTAAAATATTAGAAAAGCGAGATGAAGTGGCAAAACAAGCCGGTAGTGACATGACCTCTGCATTATCGGTATGGCGTTCAACTGCTCCTATCAAAACCGGTCGTATGCGATCTACCATGACACTAAACCGTGGTAAATACGGAGCTACAATGGTTCCTCGTGATAGTTATATGAAAGTAGTGAATGCTGTTAACAAAAGAGGAAAACATCAAGGGTTTCTAGACCGTTTCAAAAGAGGACAAGGTAAAAGTTTCTTGCAAAAATGGTGATAATATGCTACAATGAAGATATCTTAAATTAAGGAGAATTAATCAATTATGTATGATACACGTAAAATTACACATGGTTCTGAACAGGTTGGTATGACTACTACTGGAACAGATGGGACAACTAGTTTTGTTAACTCAACCGGTGTTCAAAAGTTTGCTCCATCAGTAGACCAAGACACAAAAACAATCTATGCTGACGCTACCACACACATGTCTCTTGTTAACCCTAAGACCTTGACAATTGAAATGGATAACTTGCAATACAATGAAGCTGAAATGGCTCAAATGGGTTATAAGCTTGTTAACGGTGGTTATGTTGATGGTGGAGCATACCCAACGTTTGACATTCAACGTATTTTGACAGTTCAATCAGCCGATGGTACAACTACTCAAAAGCTAGAAGTCTATTACAACGCTACTTCAACGGCTTATACAGAAAGTGACGATGAAGACGAAGATGAAATCAATCCAAAGGTTTACACTCGTACTTTGTCTGTTGCTGGTCGTTCTTTTGAGGGTGTTGGTAACGTTAAACAATTTATCGTAGAACGCACAACAGAAAACGCTGCAATCTTTGACACATATAAGACTAAGGTTCTCACACCAACAGATTTTGAAAGCGGTGTATAAATGATAGGCTCCTTTACGGGGTCTTTTTTTTATGCTATAATTAAGTATTGACAAAAGAAAGGAAATGTATTATATGGCAAACACAACGAGCTATATGCTTAAGTTCGGGGCGGACGCTACCAGTGTTACGAAAGCAATTACTGGTGTAAACTCTGATATACGTTCTATGAGTACACGAGCTAAAAACCTAGATACTGCTTTCAGATTGACGGGCGATACTTCGGCTCTTAAAGGTAAGTTACAAGCATTAGGGAACCAATTATCAGCCACAGAAGCAAAGGGTAAATTACTGAAACAAGAGTTGGCTAATTTGAAGTCTAGTCCGGGCTTTGATGCTAACTCGGCAAAAGCTCAAAAACTAACAAACGATATTGCAAAAACCGAGAGTGAAGCAACTAAATTAAAGGCTCAATTGACAACAGCTAGTACCTCATCATTGGACGGCGCTAGTTCATCAATGGGTGGCTTAACTAAAAAGATTGGTGCTGGAACTGTTGCGATGGGTACGTTCATTGGTTCTATTGCTTCAAATGTGGCTGGTAAAGCATTCTCATTGATTAGCTCTAACGTTGAGGGCGCCATTAAACGTATTGATACTCTGAATAACTCAACTCGTAACTTCCAAAACATGGGTGTTAAAACCAGCGTAGTTACAAAAGAGATGGAAAACCTGAAGAGTGCAATTAACGGATTACCCACACCTCTTGATAGTGCCGTTTCGGGTGTTCAATTACTTACATCATCATTAGATGGAGACATGCCTAAGTCAGTTGAAGTATTTAAGGCTTTGAATGATGGTATTCTTGGTTTTGGTGGTAGTTCTGAGCAAGTAACTAACACAATCACACAGTTAAGTCAAGCATTTTCTAACGGTAAGATTGACGCTGAAACATGGAACTCTATGATTGATAGTGGATTGGGTCCTACCTTGAACGCTCTTGCTAAAACGATGGGCAAGACAACCGGACAATTAAAGGACGCATTGAGCGATGGTAGTGTTTCTGTTTCTGACTTCAATGACGCTATAATTAAACTTGATAAAGAAGGTGGGGGCGGTATTGTATCCCTTTCACAGATAGCGGCCGATGGTACTAAGGGTATTGGGACATCATTCTCTAACGCAAAGACTGCTGTTACTCGTGGTGTTGCTGAAATGATTACCGGTGTCAACAATGGTATCACTGGTCTTAACATCGAAACTCCTTTGGGTAAGATTGAGGGTATTGGTTCTATCATCTCACAATTGGGTACCGTAGTAGAAAAGACATTTGATGGTATGGCTAGTTCAATCACACCAACTATTACAGGTATCGGCTCAGCTCTTAGTGGTATGTTTTCGGGTTTCAATGCACAAGACGCAACTTATGTTTTCTCTCAAATATCTGGTTCCATTATGGAGATGGTGGACGATGTTCGTAGTATCGACTTTAGTAATTTAACTAGTGCATTCTCAAACCTAGATATTCAATTACCAGACTTCTCACCTCTTATGGACTTAGCTAGTTCTATTGTTCCTATGTTAGGTAATGCGTTCTCTAGTCTGAAGTTTGACGGGTTAGTAGACCTTGCAAATCAAATAATACCGGCTTTGTCTGCGGGCTTTCAATCATTCTTAGGTTGGGTTGTTCCAGCTATTCAACCATTACTTGGTGCATTTAGTAATTTATGGAACGCTATTCAACCCGTGCTATCAATCGTTGCAAGTAGCTTAGTTCCAATATTCCAAGTACTAGGCTCATTCTTAGGTGGTTTTGTGTCAGGTGTTATGTCTACTCTAACATTTGCATTTAACGCATTAGCCGTGGGTATTCAACTGCTTACTCCTGTTATTGGTTTTATAGGTCAAGCATTTAACGCACTAGCTCCTATTATTAGTTTTATAGCTGGTATACTGGGAACTGTTATGGGTGCGAGTGTCAATGTTCTAGGTAAGATATTCTCAGTTGTTGGTCAAGCTATCAGTGGTGTATGGACTAGATTATCCGGCGTATTCTCATCTGTTGCTGGCACTATGTCTGGTATCTTCTCATCAATTGGTTCTCTGTTCTCAGCATTGGGTAGAATTTTCTCCTCAATTGGTTCCGGAATAGGTAGCGCTGGTCGAGGAATAGCAAGTGTGTTCTCATCAGTTGGTGGTACATTGGGGGGCATATTCTCTGGTATCAGTTCTGCTTTCTCTGCGGTCGGTGGTGTTATTGCTGGTGTTGGTGGTCGTATTGGTGGAATTGCTAGAAATATCATCGGTTACTTCGGTGGTATTGGTGGTAGAATACTTAGTGGTTTTGGTAACATTGGATCATCAATCGCTAATCTATTCTCAGGTGTTGTTGGTAGGATTGGTTCTATGTTCTCAGGTGTTGCTAGTATTGGTCGTAACATTGTCGAGGGAATTAAATCAGGTATTGTAGGCGCTATTGGTGGTTTAGTAAGTACAGCTGCTGATATGGCTAAACAAGCTCTGAATGCTGCTAAAAAGGCATTAGGTATTCATT